CTCGTCGGGTCGAGGAGCTTCATCAGCGAGTCGAGGCGGGTGCCGTTCCATCCGGCTTCGCCGAGGGCCTTGTTGAAGCCGACGGCGAAGGTGCGCATCTGTCGCTGCCCCTTCAGCTGGGTCTCGGTCACGGCGCGTTCGACGGCGCGCTTGACGTCGGCCTCGGTCAATCCCGCTGGTGCGGCCGCGGGGTCCTGCGGCTTCGGCGTCTGGTCGGGTGCGGGCTCCGGCTCGGGGTTGATCTTGTTGCCGGTCTTCGGGTCGATGCCGTGCGCCTTCAGCCACTTGCGGCGGTTCGCGGCCTCAGCGGACGCGGTGCGCAGCTTGGCCTGCTCCGCCTCCCACTCCTCCCGGGTGGGCGGCGTCCACGCGTCGGCCGGCTCCGGGTTCGGATCGGGCTCGCCGCCCGGCTCCGGGTCCGTGGCGGGCTCGGGCGCCGGGTCGTCGCCGCCGTCCGCATACAGCACGAAGGGGTTGCCGCCGTAGGGGTGGGCCCATCCGGGCAGCAGGTTGGGTGCCATCAGATACTCCTCCTTCAGAAATGCCCGGCCGCCACCGCGGCCTGAGCCTGACGCCGCACACGCGCCGGAACGCCGCGCTGCGCCAGCAGAGTTCGGGCCGCACGCAGCCTCGCGGCACGCGACTCGGACGGGCGGGCACGGCCGGCAGCCACCGAACGCCACGCCTGCTCGTGCAGCAGCTCCGGCAGCGCATGCCCATTGCGGGGCGCCCACTCGTCACGCCACGGCACGAGTCGGCACCTGCACGCAGGATGTTTCGGCGGGCCGTCGATGCGGGCCGCGCCGGCATGACGCTGGTGTGGGTCGAGGGCGAGCCCTCCAGGGAAGGCGCCGTCCGTGTCGGCGAGGAGCCCTGCATAGGCCAGGCACTGCACACAGGCGTCGGGTTCTGCGACCCATAGGCGGCCCGCCTGCAACGCGGCGATGGCCTGCCCGGCACCCGAGTTGATGGCCCGGTGCAGCGCCCACGACGCCACCCGGCCGACCATGGCGACCGCACGTCGCGCCGCGCCGATCCCCGCAAGGACACTGCGCCAGCCGGACCGTCCGGCCTCCCGCTCCGACAGCAGCCGGGCCGACAGCCGCAACTGCTCCCGCACCGTGCCACCAAGCGCACGCACAGCGTCCAACGCATCCGCGGGCACAGACACCTTCGGCACACGGTGGCGCCCGCCCGCCGCCTCCCGGGCGAACGCCACCGCATGCCGCGCACCCAGCCCGGCCGCCTCGCCGAGCCGGGCCTCCACCGCCCGCGGAGCCCTCTCCGCCATCCCAGCGGTCGCCCTGTCCACGTCCCTGCGCACACCGGCCAGGTAGCGGGCCAGCGCCGGACCCGACCCGGTGACGGTGAGCGCACCGAACGCGGTCACCCACCCGGCCAGAGCGGAGGTGACGAGCGCGGCGAGCGCAGCGCCGGCGCCTCCGTCCGCCTCGGTGGTGGTCTGGGTTTCCAGGTCTGCGGCTTCTCGGGTTTGCTGCTGCTGGACGAGGTCGGCGAGCTGCTGCGCCGGCGCCGTCACGTGGCGCCCGCCTCAAGCTCGTTGAGGTCGGCGGTCGCGCCGAGGACGGTGTCCAGGAGCTGCGTCACCTGCGTGTCGGTGATCGCGCCGAGCTGCACGCCGGTGCCGAGGGCCTGTACGGCGTTACCGAGCGAGGTGAGGAGGGTGACGCGGCGCGCGAGTTCTGCGTCGTCATCAAGTTCGGACAGCCACGCCTTGACCTGCTCCGGGTCGCGGCCGGTCTCGATGAGGGCCTGGCCGCGCGGCACCCCGGCTTCGATCTTCGCGGCGACGGTGGCCCATCCTTCGGCGTCGTCGATCTGCTCGGGCGGCTGCCACCGCACCTGCACCGTCACATCGTCGACACCGAGGAGAGCGAGGGCGTGCTCGTAGGCGTCCGCCACCGGGGGGCCGAAAGCGCGCTGCAGGTGCATGACGCGGGCGATGAGCGGCGCGTTCGCTTCCCGGCGGGAGGCGCCGGACATTTGGTCGCCGGTCGAGTCGAACAGGTGGAACGGGGTGTCCGTCACCTGCGACATGGCCTTGACGTACCGGTCCAGCGGCTTCATGAACACGTCGGGGTCGGCCGCAGTGAACTGGCCGACCTGCTTGTAGCCGTGCAGCTGCCAGAAGTCACCCGGGTCGTTGCGCAGCTGGGAGGGGTTGTCGGGTTCTTCCGGGGTGGCGTCGGTGTCTTCGGGGTAGTCGGGGTCGAAGTCGGCTTGCTGGCCGGGCTGGTCGACCTGCGGGTCGATGAGCCCGTACTTCGTGGGCAGCGATTCGAAGTCGATGACGGAGGCGTGCGCGACGACCAGCTTGTTGATCAGGGCTTGGGCGCCGTACGCGCCGTAGTGCTCGGGCCGTCCGTAGGGGCGTGCGGTGCGGAAGTGGTGAAACGGGAACCCGTAGGGGTGCTCGATGACGGCGGGCTGGCCGTCGTCGGTGTAGGGCTGCCAGCCGTTCTTCCGCCTCTTGGCCTTGTCCCACACGTAGCGTTCGATCCGCGACCGGGTCACGCCGTCCGCGTTCGGGGCGGGTGGGTAGTGCAGGTCGGCGCGGATCTTCTCGTGCTCGCCGTGGCCGACGCACCACGACTTGATCGCGAGGCGGACTTGGAGCGGATGTTCCTCGTCGTAGATGACGCGGACGGTGGCCGGGCTATGGACGGTCATGCCGACGGAGGTGACGTTGCCGTCCGGGTCGAGGTTGGGCCACACCATGAAGTAGGCGTCCCCGAGGGAGCATGCCTTCTCCAGGAGGCCGGGGAGTTCCATGTCGAGCTGGTTGGTGGCGGTGAGCTCGGCGATGTCGGCGTCGGCTTGCTCGTCGCCGGCGGTGATGCTGGTGATGTGCAACCGGTTGAGGACGGCGCGGACGGGGATGCGGGCGAAGTTGAGTTCGTCGATCTCGTCGAGGTTGGACTTCGCGAGGAGGCGGGCCACGGCGTCGGACGCGTAGATTTCGTCGACGTCGCCGTCGTAGTAGGCCTGGGCTTTGGCGTAGGCGGGCCGTGATTCGCAGAGGTCCTCGTACGCGGCGGCCAAGTCCGGGCTTGCTGCCACTGCCACACCCCCACACCTCGCAACCTTTGATTCAAAGGCTACGATAGCCTCTCGCCTTTACATGTGAGGCATGCGCTATCTCGGGGTGACAGACCGAACCCGAGCCCGCTTGCGCGGCTCACTCATATCCCGCGCCGCCACCATGTAGCGCATGGCGTCGCACCCGTGATCGTTCTCTTTCAACGGCGCCTCAGGAGCCGTACCGTTCGGTTTCACCGCCCACACGTAACCCGGCATCTCCTCCTCCGTGCACGCAGGCTTCTTCGCCTCATCCAGCGCCCCGTCCCGCTCCACCAGCGCACCGCGCATCAACAGCAGACGCGGCCGGCCATCCGCGGCTGTCTTGAAGCGGGACGTCACCGCTTGGATGCCCGGGCTGACCTTCTTGTTCGCCGCCATCGTCTTCAGTCCCAGATGCTTCTCCAACGTGGCCCGCCCCTCCGCATCGTGGTCGCAGATCACCGCGCGCGGTCGCGGCTCGCGCCACCCGCCGCCCGGAGACACCATCAAGGCGCGGGCCTGCCTCGCGTGCTCCTCGACGAGGCGACGCGTGTGGTAGATCTCCCGGTAGAGGATCAGCCGGCCGTCCGGGTCCTCAGCCCACCACTGCATGACGAACGGGTTGGTGAACCCGAAGTCCACGCTCAGCCAGCGCGGCCACGCGTGCGGGACGGGAAAGGCGTCGACGACGTGGAGCGCCTCGTCGAACCCGTCGTAGATCAGCCCCTCGGCCGCGGCCCACACGCCGTCTCGCAGGCGCAGTTTGCGAACTCCGGTGAGCGCGTCGAGCTTCTTGAAGTAGTCCACGCCCTGCAGCGTCATCGTGCCGTCCGCATTGACGTAGGCCGGGTTGTCGCGGTGACGGGAGATCAGCATCCGGGCTGCACCGTCATCGCAGCGCCGCTTGATCCAGTGGGTCGGGTGGGCCGGGTTGCAAGCGCCCATCTGCTGCTGCCATGACAGGCGCCCGTTGCGCAGGCGGGTACCGATGGCTTCCCAGTCGGCGATGGTGAGTTCGGTGGCCTCGTCACCGAACACCAAGTCGTACTCGGCGCTCATGATCTTTTCCGGGCGGTCCATCCCCGCAACGTCAATCTTGGCCCCGTTGCTGTATCGGTAGCCGGGAGCCTCGCGCGCCGAGCCGCCGAACCACCTCACGATTCCCCGGGCCATCGCATCGGCGATGACCTTCTTCTCCCACGTCACCAGCGTCGTCGAGCCCAGCGACACGGCGGTCTTGCGGAAGATCAGACCCCGCATGTCCGGGTTGTGGAGCGCAACCAAGTGCAGGCGGAACAAGCAGGCGAGCGACTTGCCCGTACCGGCCGGGCCGGCCATGAAGACCTCGGAGTCCCGGCACTGGAACAACTGGCGCGCGGCGCCTCGGGGTTCGTAGCGGACGATCGCGTCCTGGTCGAGCGCGGTCGTCATCCGAGATCCGCCGGGTCGACACCGACGACCTCGTAGCGGACGGCACCGGACACGGCGACCTGGGTGGGCTGGTCAGCGCCGAACAGCTTGCGGTAGCTCTCCCTGATCCTCAGCGCGGTCTGGATCGCCTGGAGCTTCGGCCCGTTGTCCGTGAGCGGCTTCTCCTCGCCGGACTCGGGATCGAGCATGGTGACGACCTTCCCGTGAGAGACAACGACGTGATTGGCCTCGATGACCTCGTGCGCCATGACGTACAGGTCGTCCAGCTGCGCGGCCTCGGAGGCGATCAGCTGGGTGCCGGCCTCGCGCAGGACGGCGTCGCGGCAGCGTTGGATGGCGCGCCAGGCGTCGCCGCCGGTGCTGTAGCCGACGGCTTCCGCGATCTGCCGGTATGTCAGCTTTGGGTTCTCGGCCTTGAGTCGGGCGGCGGCGGCGGCCTTCTCTGCTGCGGCCTGGGAGGGCTCGAACTCGCCGGTCTTGTTGTTGTGTGGTCGGTCGTTGGGGTGGGTCATGGTGGGTGCCTCCTCCAGCCTGTACCTTTGAATCGTAGGTCAAGGCACCCATCTTGCTTCGATTCGAAACCCAGGTAGGTGGGCCGGATGGCCAAGAGGAAGACCCCTAAACTCGGCACCGGGAAAAGGTTCGCCGCCGTCGCAGCCTCCGCCGCCAAGTCCGGCGCGAAGAACCCCAAGGCTGTCGCCGCGATGGCAGGCCGCCGTAAATACGGGGCCGCCAAGATGGCAGCGCTCGCCGCCTCGGGGCGCCGGCGCGCCGCACGCAAGAGGCGGTGACCTGTGGTCTCCAGCCGCGGAGGCAAATACGGCTACGTCGCCCGAAGCCGGTTCAACGCCTACAGGGCACTGCGCCGCAAGGGCGCGTCGAAGTCGAAGGCCGCACGCATTGCAAACGCCGGAGTCCTCCGGACAGGCCGTAGCCGTATGGCCAAGAAAGCTGCGCGCACCCGCAAGATGAGAGGCGGCCGCTGATGGCCTTCCCCGCCGGCGTTCAGACCGTCACGATCGCCGCCCCGGCGAACGGCTACCGCACCCTCGACGGCGACTACCAGACCGGCACGATCACCCTGACACCGTCCGTGCGGGAAGTCGTGTCCGCGGAACACGGCATCATCGCCGTCGGCGAGGTCAACTTCACGATCGGCGCCTCCGGCACGTTCCCGTCGAAGGCCGTCCTACCCAACGACGCTGAGGGCTTCACCACCGGCTGGACGTACCGGCTCGACCAGCTGCTGTCGAACGAGAAGGCCCGCAGCTACAACGTGTCCATCCCCGCCTCGGCCGGGACCGTGGACCTGTCGACGCTGGTCGAGGTGGAGGCATCCGACGGCACGGTCATCTCCGTGCCGGGCGGCGGCGGGCACGGCACCCCGTCGGACACAGTCATCGACGAGGTCGACTACGGGCAGCCGGCCGACGCGGGCGTGAGCACCGCCTACTCCCGCGGCGACCACACCCACGGCACACCGGCCCTGCCGCCGACCGGGACAACCACGGGAACCTACGCCGCGGGCGACGACGCGCGGATCGTGGGCGCCGCGCAGAAGGCGCAGAACCTCGGCGACCTCGACGATGCGGCCGCGGCCCGGGGGCACTTGGGTCTCGGCGGTGCCGCGGTCCTGGACGTCGGCGCTGTCGCGGACACGGTTGCGGCCGGGGATGATGCACGCTTCACGAACTCGCGCCGGCCGACCGGTCCGGCTGGCGGGGATCTCGACGGCACGTATCCGGACCCGGACGTCGTCGCGGTCAACGGGGTCAGCGTCACCGGTACGCCGTCCGCAGGGCAGGTGCTGACGGCGACCGGCAGCGCAGCGGCGGCGTGGGCGGATCCGGCAGGCGGGTCGCTGCCGTGGGTGTTCGACGTCACGGACGACGCCTACGGGGCGGTCGGTGACGGGCAGGTCGTCGCCGACGGGGCGATGACATCCGGGTCGACGACGCTCACCAGCGCGACCGCCAACTTCCAGCCCGGCGACGTCGGCAAGGCCATCTCGGTCAAGGGCGCGGCCGTCAACGGTGTGACGACCCTGGTCACCACCATCGCCACGCGCGTGAGCTCCACCCAGGTAACCCTGGCAGACGCGAACGCCTCAGGTGGCAACGTCACTGGTGCCGTCGTCATCTGGGGCACCGACGACACGGATGCCATCCAGGCCGCCGTCGATGCCGCGGAGGACTACCTCGTCGACCACACCTACGCGCGGGTGTTCTTCCCGCCGCTGCCCTACGTCGTGGCCGGTCCGCTCAACAGCAGCAAGAGCGGCAACGGGCAGATCGTCTACGGCCCGCAGCCCATGAGCGGCGATCAGCGCACCCTGCACTTCGCCGGTGCTGGTATTGGCGCCCCGGTCCGTTCGTGGCTGCAGACCGTGCCGCTCGCCTCCGGGGCCTGCCTGCTCTCCCTCGGCGTTTATGCGTCGACCAGTGCGCAGACCGCGGACATCAACGCGCACGGCAACCCGGCGGTGATCTGCGGGCCGAACGAGGGCGGCGGCTACGGTGTTGCGGCGAACTTCAGCAACATGCTGGCCGCGATCACGAACCTGACGATCATCACCACGCACAGCTCGTTCGGCCTGACCTACGGGGCCGCGAACCTCTGGGGCTGCGCCAAGTCCCACGTCGACGGGCTCTCCTATGGGACGGCCGGAACGGTCGCCAGCCCGTCCACGGACTACTCCTCGCCCGGGGTGTTCGGGACGGGCCTGTCGGTGGGCCTGCTGCTGTCGGCGCCCGGCAACAACGACTACGTCAGGGCCCCGGACGTGTCGTGCAACGGCGGCTACACGTATGCGATGTTCGCGACCGAGCACATGGCCATGGACCGTTACATGGGCTTGTACTGCTGGGCTGGGATCGTGATCGTCGGCACGTATGCCGGGTCTGTGGGGTCCGTCCATGCGATGAAGGTGGCCTCCGCGAGCATCGAGAACTGCGTCAACGAGGTGTACATCCTCGGCGCCGGGTCGGGAGGCATCGGCCCGATCATCCACATCGACCAGCTGTCCACGGAGTCGTCCACGCCGAACATCGCCGGGCAGGCCTCGCACATGGCCGCCGCGCGGGGGAAGATCTGCTGGACGGGCATCTTCACGGAGTCCGGGCTCACGCACGACAACCCCACCGGCATCGTGTCGGAAGACGGGCAGGCGGGCAGCGCAGTCCGCGAGATCGCCGCGTCCGCTACGGCCCGGCCGATCGACCGGGTGTTGAAGGTCAACGCAGCAGACGGGGCGGTAACGGTGTCCCTGCCGTCGGCGGTGTCCAACCTGGTCGCCTACACGATCGTCAAGTCGGACGCCTCAGCGAACGCGGTGACCGTCGATCCGTCCGGGGCCGAGACCATCAACGGCGACGCCACCCGCGACCTGTCCACGCAATGGGACGCCGTCACCCTGCGATCCGACGGCGCCAACTGGATTGCGATCTAGGAGACCTGATGCCGAACCGCTGCCCCGCCACCGACACCATCGACGTCGACGACGCCGGCCTGGTGCTCCAGTGCGTCCACTGGAGCAACGACCCTGCCGGCCGCCAGGGAGTGTAAATCTAACGGCGGATCCGACGATCATGGGAGAGACGTCAAGTGACTGACACCGCCGTGGAGTTGGAAACCGTGGAGCCTGTCGAGAGTGCCGAGTCCGGGCCGCCCGTGCCCGTGTC